AAAACCTTTTCTTCTTTGACAAGAAAGGGTCGATATTTAACTTTTTTATTTGATGAATGTAGTTTTAACTCATAGGTTGGAGTTTCAATGGTTGGTAATGGCATAATGTTTTATTCAGTATTTTATATAGGGAAGAAATTTAGATAGTCGAAATTCCTTCATATGGATCTCCATTTTGAAGTACTCCTCTTCTACCTTCTTCAATGTCATTAATTCCCTCCTTTATTCTCTCATTTCTTCTAATTTTATCAAGTCTATCCTTTTGATTTCTGTTCAAAATATCTTTCGATGATAATCCATCAGCAGTAGCAACAGGTCTTCTCTTGACATCTGGATAATTAAAGGTTGTATGGAATCTATCATAGGCAAACTGTATAGTACATCTTAACACATTTGAGTCCCCATAGGCAACTCTCATTGATGTTAGGTTAGTTGGCCACGCATTGACAAATTCATAACTTGTCATGTCAGATTGATACGATGCTGCTCGTGATTCTTTTATAAAGGTATCTCTTTCAAATTTTGTAATATGAAGTGTTTCCTTGTAATCCTCTGGATAATTAAAAACCGCATACGCTCTTGGTGAATTTACACCATTGGCAACTGGATTGATATATGTCATCCAAGTTTCCAAAACTTCTAAAATCACATGATCTGCATCAACATAAAAGGCAAGATTTAGTGGGGGGAAATTTCTAAGATTTGGAAATGTTTCTTGAATGCCTTGAAAATGTCCAATTGCAGTTGATTCAACAAAACTTGTGCCAGGAATTTCAGCTTGTGTGCATAACAGAGACATTTTTGTCATAAAATCTGTTCCCTGCGTTCTTTTCTTTCCTGGCAATGATCCTAACCATTCTGTATATTTTCCAAATGAAAATTTAACCTCATAAAAAGTATCAAGAGACGGGCGTGCAACCGTATCTCTAACTTTATCCACACTACCTTTAAATATTTGACCTCTTGATGGTATTGGCACGATAAATAAACTTAAGTTGTTATTACTATATATGAGCTATAAAGGAATATATAGGCCTTCTAATCCCAGAAAGTATAAAGGAGACTCTCAAAACATAGTTTATCGATCTCTTTGGGAAAGAAAGTTCATGAATTATTGCGATTTGAATGAAAATATACTTGAGTGGGCATCAGAAGAATTTTGGATACCATATAAAGATCCAACAACAAATCGAGTTCGTAGATATTTTCCTGACTTTTTTATTAAATATAAAGACAAAGACAGTAATATTCGTAGATCGGTAATTGAAGTGAAACCGATGAGAGAAACAAAAGAACCAAAAGCAACGAAAGGAAAATCAAGAAAAACACTTATCAATGAATCAATGACATACGCCAAGAATCAGGCAAAGTGGAAGGCAGCAAGAGAGTTTTGTGATGATCGTAAATTAGAGTTCAAAATTATGACTGAAAAAGAATTAGGAATCCGATGAGTATTCTTCAAAACATATTGAATAAAGTAAGTGATCAAGTGAATGAGGATTATTTTAGGAGTCAATTACTTGAGGAACTTGGATCTACAAGATTTGAAACTGATTATGCAGATACCGCTGGATTTGCGCCTGGCGAAATGTATTTTTTCACATACTCAGCACAGACAAAACAACCTTATTATGACATGTATCCACTCGCATATGTGATTGAAATGAGAACAGGTGGTTTTCTGGGATGTAATCTGCACTATGTTCGTTTGACTCAAAGAGACGAACTTGCAATAAGCTTACTAAATAACTCTGCTCAGGGTGCAGTTGCAGTTCCTCCCATAACTCTACATAAATATCTTTATACAGGTGTGAGAGGGACGCCATATCGTATTCCAAATAGTGAATGGTCGGATGTTGCACAACTACCGACTGAAAGATTCGTTGATATGAGAGGAATTCCAGTTCCAAGAGATCGAATTTATAACAAAGTCTAATGACAGCCATAAGTAGCAGACCAAGAGTAATTAATGGAAAGACGTATAGTATTTCTATCGTTGATGGAAAGTTAATGGGTGCCTCTGAACAAACAGAAAATGGTTTATATAAACCTGTTGATAATAATTCATCTGAGTTTAATATCATATCATCAAGTTCAGAAACATTAGATGCATATAATAAAGCTGTATATGGGTCAAACAAAGAATCATATAAACAAAATATTTCAGATATTGAAGTTGCAGATTTTGGAGAGCAATCACAATTTTTTAATGAACAAAACAAAAAATTTAATAATGCTCAGTATATAGAAACAACAACTGACAAAGATGGTGTTGCGACAACAACCACTAAAACTGGCGGTTATGCACCAACAGCATCAAAAGGTCAAAGTCAAATATTATCATACCCATTTGGATTTGATATAAATCAAGATCATCTTAAAATTACAAAATACGAATATCGCAGACCAGATATAAACATGAGTAAATCTGGTAATGTAGCGATGAATATATACACAGGAGAAGGAGCTGGCACTGGTGATAAAGGTCTTAATAAAGATAAAATTACTGCAAGAACAACTGGTGATAGTGTTTTAGGTGAATTACTAGGAAGTATATTTTTACCAATGCCAAAAGTTGCAGACGTAAATGGTGTTGAATGGGGAAATAGTGAATTAACTATATCTGGACTTGCTGGTCTCGGTGCAGCAGAAAAACTTATAGCTGGCACAGGAGGTAGTGGAAAAGATTCCACAGATATTCAAAAAGATAAAGATGCACTTGAATCACTTAGAGAAAGTCTGGATGGACAAGGTGGAAGAAATGTGGCGGGTAGTTCAAATACTGAACTTATAAGAGCTCTTAAGGTAAAAACTTTATCTGGTCTTGCTGGAGGTTTAACTGGTTCAAACTTAGATGCTGATACATATTTGGCAAGAACAAGTGGTCGAGTTTTAAATCCAAACGCAGAAGTATTATTTCAAGGGCCTGTGATTCGAGACTTTTCCTTTAGTTTTGTAATGATTGCAAGAAGTCAAAGAGAGGGTGCAGAAATTAGAAAAATTATTCGCTTTTTAAAGTTAGGAATGGCACCAAAGTTTAGAAGCACAACTTTCTTAAAAAATCCAGATGTATTCATGTTGGAATATAGATCTGGTAATAGTGTTTTAAATACTGTAAATAGATTTAATCCAGGCGGACTCGCATTAAAAACAATGTCAGTTGATTATGCTCCAAATGGTTACTGGTCTGCATATAAAGATTCGCAACCAGTTGCACTTAAAATGGATCTCTCATTTACAGAACTTAGACCAGTTTATGAGGGTGATCAACAATTAACTCCAGAAGACAGCGTAGGACTCTAAAATGACATACTCATCATCAGGATCACCAAATAGTTATTTCAGGCAACTTCCAGACCTTGATTATCCATCATTGGCAAATGAAAGGACATCTGCCTATGATTATCAAATTGTCAAAAATATTTTCAAGAGAGCAGTTCTTCGAGATGATGTCTTTAATGAAGTTACAGCATTTACAAAATATGATGTTGTTGATGATGAAAGACCAGATCAGGTTGCAGCTCAATTTTATAGAGATTCCGCTCTCGATTGGGTAATATTAACAACAAACAATATTGTTCATGTAAGAGATGAATGGCCAATGGGAAATCAAGATTTTCTTACTTATTTAAATGAAAAATATTCTGCTGAGGAGTTATCAAATATTCATCATTATGAAACTAAACTTATCAGGACTGCAAACGGAAAATTAATTCAACCAGCTGGTCTAACTGTTCCAGAAAATCACTCAATTACTTTTTTAGATAATGGTGTTTTAAGAACAGAATCATCACTTACATCATTTACTTTCTTAGAACATGAAACTAATTTAAATGATGCAAAAAGAACAATTAATATTTTACGACAAGAATACTTAAACTTATTTTTAGAAGATTTTGAGAATATTATGGAATATAAACCATCAAATCAATTTGTGTCTGTAAATCTCAAGAAAACCGAAAATCCAAGACTTATTTCGCCATAAAAAAAGAGGTCGTTTTGAGCGAC